AGTTGGTGCTGGCCAGAATAAGCCACTGTCCAGCGTCTATGGGCACGTCCTCAAAGCGGTAGTAGGTCATCACGCTGCCCTCAAAATCACGGGGCTTCCATTGCTTGGGTTGCCGCTGGCGAATACGTTGTACAACCCTGCTGGCCAACTCGTGCACATTGTTGGGGACGCGGTAAGACTGCTCAAGAACTTTGATCTCCCCTGGGAAAGACAAGAAGCTTTTAACATCGGCTCCCGCCCAAGTGAAGACGGCCTGATCATCGTCCCCCGCTAAAAACACGCGCTGGGATTTGGCGGCAAGTGCCTTGACCAGTTCCCATTGTAGTCGGGATAAATCCTGCGCCTCGTCTACGATTAAAACCTCTAGCGAGGGCAATTTCTCTGGTTGCTGCACAACCATCTCCAGCAGGTCAGTGAAATCTAGCAGGTCCTTGCTGCGCTTGTAGTGGCGATAGGTTCGCTCGACAAACTCAAAGTGATGCCACTCGATTTCCAGGCGGGAATCGTTGTAGTGCTGGCGCAGGTCTATGCCGCGGATGCGCGCTAAATTAATTTCGTTGAGGATCGGGTTGTCGGGCTTGGCCACATCCGTGTCTTCATCTGAATTTATGGCAATCTGGATGCCTGCCTGAGCCGCAAACTCTTGGTAATGCTCTGGCTGCATGATCAGGTCTGCCCTTACGGCCAAGGCGTGATAGGCAAGACTGTGCAGGGTTCTGAAATAGGGAAAGTCTTTTTTGGGAACCAGTTGCGGGAACTTCAGCACTGCCCGGTCACGCGCTTCAGTAGCCGCCTTTCTGGTAAAAGAAAAGTAGCCAATGTTTGTAGAAAAAGTCCCGGCCTCTAGCTCGCGATCAACCACGCTAAGCAGGTACGTTGTCTTGCCCGTGCCCGGAGGACCGAAGACCTTTTCAATCGTCGCTGTCATGGTCCCACATGTCCTGTGTCCAGACAATGATGGGGGTGCCCTCGCCTACGTAAGCGCCCTCAATATTGAACTCAATAAACTCGCGCGCTTCTTCACTTTCCATCCCGCTTTCCATCATAAGGTTTCCCCGAATGACTTCTGCGTCATAGACCAGCACCTCCACTTGAGAGTTGCCCCTCCAGATGCAGGCTGGACCAAGGATTGCATTATCGTGCCCGTCAATTTTTAACATCAGAATGGACTTCCTTCATTACGTTGTACATGGGTGTCAAAGGGGGCTTCTTGTTTATCAAAGCGCGGAATGCGCCAGCAGCGCACGGCGCGGCCCTTGAGAAAAAGGCTGATGGGTTCGCCGCCAATGTCGCGCAGGCGTTGGGCCATTTTGGGCGCGGTCAGCGATTTAAAATTGTTGCGCAGCAGGTGTGAGTCAAGATCTTTTATCCGAAAGTATGTTTGGGCCTCTTCCTCGTCTGTCCAAGGACGGCCCATGAGCAGCTCTTCACGGGCCAGGGCCTGTTGCATGTGGGTTGTAAACTCCTCGAGCAGGTCCATGAACCTTCCCACCACACTGGTGTCTTCAGAGGCCTCTGTAATCTGTTCTGTCTCTACCATCTCTTTGAGCAGTGCGTTGAGCAAGCTTTCCCAGTCCTGTTTGCGCAGGGTAGAGGGCACGGTATTAATCTTTTCAAGGCACGCCTTTTGAAAGGCGGCTTGGTTGTAAAGCATCTCGGTTTCAAGCTCTATGCGCTTGCCGTTGACATCTAAAAACCACAGCGGAGGGTCGCTGGCGTATTTAGAGAGGCTGGTTATCTGCGCCGAATCAGGAGCATGGGCTCCAATGCCAAACTTGCGCGAGCGGCAGAGCCCGGAGTTACAAAAGCTGTTAAGAGGCGCGTCCTTGCACTTGTACTGGTAGTCCTTCTTGCCTGCCTGCTTGATGATGACCTGGACTTCGTTATTGGGTAGGGGCGGAGAGACGTACTTGAGGTTGTACTCAACCATCTTGTCTTCCCATCCGGTTGGGCAGGCGCGCTTAAGATACACCCCAATGTTGAATAGCCCATTATTGCGGGTGCCTTCCGGAAAGCCTTGCGCACAAAGAGCTTGTAGGCAAGGCGGGCCATCTTTGACGGGGCTCTCCGCTTGTTTAGGCGGCTCAGGGAAATTAAGTGGTGCGTCCTGCACGTTAGCGGCGTGGAGTGCATAGAACTCCTCAAGGGTCGCCGCAGAACCATCGGCATTGAATGCATACCTTGTACCGGAGTCCCCGCCAAAGTACGGCAGGTTAAGGAAGTTTCCGGTGTCTCCTCGTTCCACGAGGATCTCCGCCTGCTTGGGGAATATTTCCCGGCCTGCTTCGCCAAGAAGCGCCGCTGCGTTCTTGAGGTACGTCTGGTAATCTCGAGCAGGCGCAGGAGTGCTGGTAAAAAGAAAGACATGCGCGCCCCCTGATTTGCTGCGGCAAACGACAAGCGGCAGCTTTAGTTGTTGAATTCTTTCAACCAAGCCTTTATGGTCGAACGGGTACTGATCAATATCAATACAGCCCCAGATGCAGGTGTTATCCGCCCGTATAGGAATGATGCCTAAAGACGGATCGATCCCCTCAAAGTGCTGAACCCACAAGTCATCCGTAGGGGGCTTGCGAACTACTGTAGCTTGTCCTGCTTGTTTTCCATCGCCTCGCTCCGATTTGATCCTGTAGGTGCCATACGCGATATCCAGTCCACTGAATATCGCCTTGAATCTGGTGATGTCTGTCATAGAACTCTCTATAAAAGGCGGGGCGACTTAAAGGGCACTTAAAGTTGGAACGTGTCCAACAGCGTCTAGCAGCTTCCCAGTGCCGCCCCTAAAATCAGAACGGTGCAGCGTCTGCGCCAGCCGTGCCTTCGGCGTGCTCATGCTTGACCTTGACATCACCAGAATTAATTTGCGTTGCAAAAGATTTAGCCGCTGTATAGGCGTTCATGTCTTCGACAGGGCCAATCTTCTCTACTTCCCAACCAAACCACTTGCCCTTATCGTTCGATTCAGCCTGAGTGCTCAGGCGGTACAAATGGCTGTACATCGGAGGAGTAAAGGGGCCGTTCTTGCCCATCATCTTGGTGGACATCAACATGCTGTTCCACTTGCGCGACTTCTTGAGTTGCGTTGACTTCATCGTAATCAATGCAGGCTCTGGCATGCCGCTATCGTTGATGATCATCACGTAGTGGTTGGCCGTGTTTTCAATGTAGTTGCCGTTGTCAAGGTAGTCCTTGCTATCGCCCGGTTCGCGGTGCGTGCGCGTGAGCACATCAGACGTAGCTGGGTAGACAGCGATAGGGGCACCACTGCCGGAGCCGCGTGGGGCCCATTCAATGTACTGACGCACGTAGGCCACGGGGATGACAATGATGCCTGCCTTGCCGTCATGCAACTCACTTGTTACGGTGTTCATGATCATGCCCGGTAGAGCGCCTTCTACTTCACCCACCTCTGGGCTAGTGTTAGTCAACAGGCGCAGGAACGGAAGCGCAAAATCTTCCTGCCCCATGTTGTCGAAGCCGTTATTAGCGTCATCTTCAAACACGTTGCCCAATGCAACTGAATACTCTTTAGTCTCTTTGACTGCGACTTGTGTCTTGCTCATGATTAGATTTCCTTAGGCTGATTTAATGGTAGCTTTTTGGCCAATGAATACGCCAAAAAGTTCTGTTGGAAACGCGCTGCCGCGCTCCGTTTGCTCACGAACCCAGGCCTTGAGGGTCTGGGGCTCGATCTTTTGCGCTTGCTCCACAGGGTAGCTTTGCACGCGCAGCAGATTCAGTAGGTTCTCGCACAACTGGTCTTCTCCTCGACCAAACCGCACGGAGACCGTATTTTTAATGATGTCGTCATAGCCGTTTTCGCGCAGCCACTCATACGCCTGAGCCCGATTCTCTTCTTTGATAGAGGCAGAGTAAAAGGGCTTGACAGTGATCTTGCTGCCGTCCGACATGGTGAACTCTTTCATGCCCAACTCAGATAGCATGTTGGGCATAGTCTCTTCTTCCATCTTGCGCAGTTGTTCTTTGCGCTCTTTGAGAACAGACTCGATTTCCTCAATCTCTTTTTCCAGCATTTTGGCGCGCTTGGCCAAGGCTGCAACAGAGGACAGGTCCTCATCTTTGACAGTGAGGGCACCAGCGTCCTCTTCAAACACGGAATTTAAATTACTCATCGCTTTCTCCTTTCTGGGTTACATCAATTTTGACAGGGATATACAGGTGCTCACGGCGGTCCCACTTAAGGGCTGTATAACGGCCAGAGTTATAGAACGAAGCAATTGAGCAGGCCAAGCCAATTGCTACGGGGTCTCCTGCAAGAAGCAGGAAATCGGTGTCGCTAAAACCGCGCAGCTTGTTTCGCAGGCTGCGGATTGTAGGCGAAGTGCTGAACGCAATTTGGGTGTACGAAGAGAGCAAGACTTTCATCTCACCGAACTTCATAGCAGGAGCCAGATCATGGTTCGGCATCTCTTGAACAACAAAAACTGTTGGCATATTTTCACTATCCTTTCTTTAAATGTTCGCTTAGTGTACACTACTTTCCAAGGGTGTCAACCCCTTTTTAGAAAGAAAGAAAGCAATGGACTATTTTTTATCGCACTACCCCTTCAAAAACAAACCGTTTACCCATCAAGCGGCGTATCTGCAACGCTTCTGGGAAGAACGGGAAATAGCAGTGTTGGCGGAGATGGGCACGGGCAAAAGCTTCATGCTCATCAACAACGCTGCCATGCTCTACGACAAGGGCAAAATTAACTCTATGCTCATCGTAGCACCCAAGGGCGTTTATCGCAATTGGTACACATCCGAAATCCCCAAGCACATGCCGGATCACATTCCTTTGGCCATGGCATGCTGGTCCGCGTCCCCCCGTAAGGCGGAGCAAGTGGCCATGGAAAAGATGCTGGCCAGCGTGGATTCCTTGCGGGTGCTGGTAATGAACATTGAGGCCTTCAGCACAGAAAAAGGAACACTGTTTGCCCGCACTTTTTTGCGGGTCACCAACTCTTTCATGGCTGTTGATGAGAGCACCACCATCAAGACGCCCGGGGCCAAGCGCACCAAGAGCATCATCAAGGTGGGCAAGGACGCTAAGTACCGCCGCATCGCCACAGGCTCGCCCGTTACCAAGTCCCCGCTGGACCTGTACAGCCAGTGCGAGTTCCTCGGTCCGGACTGCTTGGGCTATCACAGCTTTTATGCCTTCCAGGCCCGGTACGCGATCCTCCTTGAGCGCAGGCTTGCCACCCACACGTTCAAGCAGATCGTGGGCTATCGGCACTTGGAAGAGCTGCAAAAAAGGCTCAATCATTTTGCCTTTCGCGTGACCAAAGAGGAGTGCCTTGACTTGCCTGACAAGGTCTTCGTGCGCAGGGAAATTGAGCTTACGCCAGAGCAAAAGAAATACTACGAGCAGATGAAGCTCATGGCCCTGTCGATCATGGCGGACGGCTCAATGATGACCACCAACAACGCGCTCACGCAGATCATGCGGCTGCAGCAAATTTGTTGCGGCCACGTCAAGCTCGATGATGGCAGGCAGGAGGATATTCCCAGCAATCGCGTCAACGAACTGCTCGCGCAGATTGAGGAGGTAGAGGGCAAGGTCATCATCTGGGCCAACTATCGGCGCGACATTGAAAACATCAAACTGGCGCTGCAGGAAAGGCACGGCATGACCGCAGTGGCCACGTATTTCGGGGACACAGAAGCCGAGTTGCGCCAAGAGATCGTGACCAATTTCCAGGACCCGGACCACGATCTGCGGTTCTTTGTTGGCAACCCCCGCACCGGGGGCTACGGCCTGACGCTGACTGCCGCAAGAACCGTGATCTACTACAGCAACAACTTCGATTTGGAGGTGCGCCTGCAGTCCGAGGACCGCGCTCACCGTATCGGTCAGACCAATAAGGTGACCTACGTTGATTTCATCAGCCCGGGGACTGTGGACGAGCACATCGTCAAGGCCCTGCGCAGCAAGATCAACATCGCCAACGCAGTGCTCGGAGAAGAGCTTAAAGAATGGATTAAATAATGCAACTCGTCCCAATCAGAAACAAGTTCGTCTACCCCAAGCTCAAGCGCCTGGACCTGCCCACGGGCCGCGTTTACAGCCTTGATGGCGAGCTCCCGGTGCCTAGCGTGACAACCATCCTGTCCAGCACCAAGGACAAGCAGCATTTAGAGGAGTGGGCCGCGCGCATTGGAGAGCAGGAGGCTGACCGGATTAAAAACGAAGCCGCACTGGTGGGCACGCACATGCACTCAGTGGTTGAGCGCATGCTGCTCAACCGGCCCTTGGAGACACCGCGCACTTGGCTACAGATCAAGGGCTACCGCATGGGGTATACCCTGATCGAGAAGTTCTTTCCCGCGGTAGATGAGGCGTGGGGCACAGAAATCCCGCTGCTGTACGCGGGCCGATACGCTGGAACCTCAGATTTTGCTGGGGTGTACAAGGGTAAACCCTGCATCGTGGACTTTAAGCAGGCCAACAAGATGAAGAAGCGCGCGTGGATTGAGGATTATTTTGTACAACTCGCCGCGTATGCTGTTGCGCATAACCATCAACACGGCACAGACATCAATCAGGGTGTGATTCTGATGGTGGCGCAGGACGGGGAAGTGCAGGAATTTGTAACCGTGGGGCGGGAGTTTGACGGCTACTGCGATCAGTGGTGGCGCAAGGTCGAGAGCTACGAAGAAAAAAACCCGGGCCGAGGCCCGGGTTAAGGTTGCGTCAAGGACGACAACTGCAATCTATCTAAAGCCCGCGGTCTTTTTTGCAATCTTTTTGGGCTGTGCTACGAATTGTTTTCCGGCGGCTTTTCCGGCGCGCTTGGCTTTGGTTGTCGCAGCGTATTCACCAGGGCTGAGACTTTTGATCGCAGCTTCTGGAAGGTATCGCTCACCAGTGTCAGAAGATTTTTTACCACTTTTTGTTCTCCATTTTTGGTCACCCCAGTCTTTCAGGGATTTCTGCGGGGCTTTCATGTCAGTCTCTGTACCCGCCGCCTGCGGCCTTGTATTTCTTGGCGACAAGTTGGGCCTTGCGCGCGCTCCATTTTCCAGCGCCCGTGCCTTGAGTTTCTTGCGCCATAACGCTGCTTAAAATGCGCTTGCGCAGCTCAGGCTTGGTGTAGTTGCCCGCAGCGTTGACCTTGGACTTTGCTTCTCCGCCTGCCATGTCAGCCTCGAGCTTTCTTCATGGTCTTCATGGCAGAGTTTTTCATTGTCTTGCCAGCGGGCATTTTTTGTACGCCGCCACTGGCATTCATCTTAGATTTCATCATGCCTCCAGAGGCCATCATCTTGGAGTTCATCATGCCACCACCGGCCATCTTACCCTTGCCATCGGCTGCAAAAGAAGGAACCATCTTGCCGTCTTTGCCTTTGACCATTTTCATTTTCGAGTCCATGATTCACCACCTTTTAAAAAGAGTTTTACTTTCGCGAGATTAACCAACAAAAGGCTGTTTTGTCAATTAAATTTTATGCGTCATTGCGGGGGAGCTACGCCCTGTTGGCGCTGCAACAACATCTGACTGATTGGATCATTTGGGAACAACGCAGGGTACATCAGGCTTGGCGAAGCAGCGGGAGCGGCTGAAGGGGGTGGGCCCATGCGCAGGTTCGGCATGCCCCGAGTCTGTGGTGCTGGGGGCACCTTGCGCAACATTGCTGCGGCGCTTTCCCGAGGAACAACAGGCAAGCCTGCCGCTGCAGTGGGAACCGTCTCATCTTCTCGGACCAAGTCCGACGCCTCGAGGGCCGCGATCCGCGCAGGTCTAGGCAGATACGTAGTTGGGGAGATGCCAATTTCCTGCAGCTTTCCTGCCAGCTTCTTGGCTTCGGCAGGCGTTCCCACACGAACCATGGATTTAGCAAACTCAGGGTCTTCCAACGCTTTAGTAAAGATGCGCTGATAGAGCTGGTTTTCAATCGAGCCTGTTAAACGCAGCAAAATTGCCAGTGCACCAGTGCTGGGGTTGATACGGCCCACGGCTGCTTCACGCATGGTGGTGGTCAAGAACTGAATGCCTGAGCCAAACAGTTGCTTCATCGATTGATCCAACGAATCAAACGCAGGAATTTGCCCTGTTACATCAGCAAATGCATTGACTCGCCGTTGCAAATCTGCAAGCGTTTTTAAATCGTTCAGGTGAGAAGTATTCTTGAACAAGACGCCCAAAGATTTGGCATTGTTGTCCAGGAACGAGCTTAGAGCACCGCCGCCTTGCGCACCCCCGGTAGCAATGTCCCAGACTTGGCGCCGCAAAGCGGCCAAGCCCTCTGGGTCCTTACCAATTTGCTCTACTAACACGCGCATGGTGGCCGGATCACGCAGCGCAATAGCCAGGGTCTGCCGAGGATCAGCATCAGCGCGCGTAGCTTTAGTCAGTAGGCTGTCAAGCTCGTTGTTTGTGGCGTCCACACGGCGGCGATCAAGGTCCCCCATGCGTTTGGCAAAATCATCAGCGTTAGCAACCTCGTCAAGCAAGCGCTGTTGTAGAGGAGCAGGCAAGGCCTCAACAATATTTCTGTTGCTGCTCAAAATGCTTTTTATTTTTTTAGGATCAACCAGACCGTCTTGGTTGACGGCCCCTTTGGAGCGCAACCAATCAATTGCGCCCTTGGTAAGCAGCTCTTCCGCGGCAGGATTGGTGCCCAGCGTGTTGCTTAACTGGCGCAGGTTGTCCGCTGTCTTAAACGCTGTACGCATCAAGTCTTCGTTAGGCAGCAGGAACTCTCGGCCCCCGGCCTTCTGCGAAGTCATGAGCAGCGGCAAGCGCATCTCGTAGCCAGCGTTGTAGTCGTCAAGCACCATCTTCATGGCGTCGTACTCACGGCTGACCTTGGGCACCGCACCAAGAACCAGTGATTCAATGTCCCTGTAGCCCGCGTTTCCTCGATCTAAAATTAATTGAGCATCGGTGGCCCGCGTTCTTCGCCCCGACATCTGCGAGCTGTTAAACGAGTTGACTGCGTCGTGGCGCGCGCGCTGCCCCGCGGCCAACAGGTCCAGTGCTTCAGGGACGTTAATGTCGATGTTGGTGCCGTCGCGGGCAATCATCTCGGCGTCAAATTTAAGCTTCTCTGGGTTTATATAGATTGGACGGCCAGGAATGCCCGTAGACACGGCCACTTCATCCTTTGTAACGCCCTTGCCTTTAATGCCCGCGGCTTTTTGCAAGGTCATCTGACGTGCCAACTCGTTGGCAGCCTTCTTGCCTTTGGTGCCGGAAGGCGAGATCAGGGCGCGCACGTTGGCCACTACTTGATCGCGCAGGGCCTCGTCCAGAGGGTAGCCTGCCAACTGCTCGTTCACGCGCTGCTGGATCAATGATTCGGTGGCCTGCTTCAATGCTTCTTGGCGTGCCCGGTCAGTGGCCTGCACCATACCTTGCAAAATCTTAATCGGCTCGGGCATGGGCCCGCCCTTAACTCCCGTTGCGCGGGCCGGGGTGTACTTAGCGACTAAAGCGCGGGCAGCCTCTTCGATGTCATAAGCAGGATACTGTGGCAGTGTCTTGCCTGCGTCTTTGCCTTCCCGGTAACGGGTGTCGGCCAGCGTGCCATCCGGATTAATAGCGCGTTTCATGCCCAAGCGGGACAAGATTTTTTGGCGCATGCCAAAGTCTGCTTCCATGTCAGCCATGATCACGCCGCGCAACTCGTTGTTGAGCATGTCAAGATTCTGTGGGCCGAGACGCTCGGAAACTGCAGTAATTTCCGCGTCCGTCATGTCTTTCTTTTGGCGCAGCAGGTCCTCAAAGAAGTTTTGGCGTTCTTGTTGAGCAGCCATGAACGCTTCTTCAATTGGCTTGCGTGTCTCAGGGGAAAAGGAATCAAACAGCGACGAAAGTTTTTTCTGGTTTTCGTTAATGCGGGCCTTGACAGATTCCAATTCTTTAGGACCAAGCTGCTCCAACAACTCTGCTTTGCGCTTGAGCAAAGGGTTGTACATCGTGCGCTCGGACACGTCAAACATAAAGCCTGCTTCCGCGATCCGCGGATCGGTCAACGCGGCTTCTAATTGCTTAAGCGCCTGTTGCGCTTCGGGGCTTTCACTGATGGGACCAAACACCTGCGTTAGTTTGGCCTCGGCACGCTTGACCAAGACGTTAGGAATAATATTAATTACGGGCAGGCGGTACCCTCTTGGCAATGAAGCAATGGCTTCCTTTTCAACTTGGCCAAGGCCTCCCTGTGCACCTTTAATCTTGTCCATAGTCCAGCCCGCAGCCTTGACGCTAGGCAGACTTGCGGCAGCCAAGGGCAGGCCCATAAAGGCGGCGGCAGGCAAGAGTTCTTTGTACAAATCTTTGTACGGAGTGGACTCATCCATGTTTTCTTCAACAGCCTGACGCAGGCCCTCGTAGCCCGCGCCGAAAGCAATATCTGTGGCTGCAGCGCCCATGGGATTTTTTTGAGCGTAACTAATTGCACTGTTGGCAATTGACTTAAGCACCCCTGCGCCGGGTTCTGCAACCTTGACCAACGGAGCGGTTTTAGCAGCGTAGGCCAAAATCCCGGTAAAGGGAAGGGTCGCGCCAACCCCTTCACCAAAAGCACGTGCATACCGCTCAGAAGAATTAACAGGGGCCCGCTGCCCCCTGTTAAAAAACTTGGTCAGAGTCGCTACTTCATCTTCTTGCATGCCCAGCCCCTGGCCAATCTTTTTAGCCGCAAAGTCAGGCAACGCAAACAAGGCGCTGTTAAATCCCCAAGAAAAGTTATTGATCAACCCCTGTGCTGTCTTGCCCTCAGGGGCAGGCATCTCAAGGCCCGTGGCGCGAGGGTCTGCCTGAACAGGCGTGCCCTCGGCGCGGCCAACAACCTCCCCGGTTGCCATGTCAATAACTTCTCCCCGAGTATTGGTCAGCGTAGGCATTATTGGTTCAAAGCTCGCAGTTGAAGTGGGGTAAATTGCTGAATGCTACCGTTTGGCATACGCAAGTGGACCATGGCCTGCGGGTCTTGGAGCTTGCCTATTGTGCTGCCCAAAAATGTGTACATGGTTTTTTGCTGTGCAGGGTCTGTCGGAATGCGGAACGGATCGTTCTTTGTTCCAGTGTTGGGCGTGGTCATGACATAATCATTGCCCTCAAAGCCCAACTGCGTGAGCACCTGCTGGCGCGCATTGCGCAGCATAGCCTCTGTGCTGCCAAATTGTTTGGCTGCCAACTCCTTGTCAGCAAAGAACGCTGTGGGGTTGGAAATACCTTTGGCAGTTTCACGCACCCACTCTTGTTCCTGCACTGCCACGCGGCCACCGTCGTTGGCAGAAGCAATGTTTTTAAGCAGGCTGTTCATGCCCGTGCTAATGCGGGTGGCTGCATCGGCTGTATCAAAGTTAGGCTTGACCAAGCCCGTTGGATCAACAGGAACCAACAAGTTGTTGACCTTGTCCAAGAACCATGTTTTGGGGCCGTAGGCGCTGGTGTAGACACCTTTAAGGTTGTCCAGTGTGGACAAGCTGTTGTCCAGCGAGCGCAGTGTGCTGCCTAACTTAATGCGCTCTGCTTTGTCGGTCTCCATGGTTGTAGGGGCCGCTCCGCGATTCTCAACAAACGGATTGTCGGTGTCGCGCAACGTGAAGCGGCTTTGTAGCGCAGATTTAACTGTCGGATCGTTAGGATCAAGGCCCGTGCCCAAGAACGTGCCGCTCTTAGTCTTAGTAACCCGCAGGCCCATGCCGCCGTCTTCGGTAATGCCGCCACCCTGTTTGGCTTGTTCCTTGAGGAGGTCGTAGTCGCCTTTAATCAGTTGCAGCTTGAGGGCTTGAGCATACTTGTCCTGTGCGTCCACATCACCGATAGCTTGCTGAAGCGCGGCCATCTTGCCTTTAACGCCAAGCTCGCGCTCTTGGGCCGCAATAGCCGCAAAACCGCGGGGCAGGCCAGAGGCAGCATCTGCAACCGCCATGGCAAACGTAGGCTTAGCCGTGCTGGCCAGTTTAAGCCCTGCCTCGGACAGCAGGAGCAGTGCATTGATCTTGGCCGATTCTTTGTCATCTCCCAGAATCTCTGCAAACAGGGGCTCGTACTCTGCCCGCGCATCGCGAATGCGATCAGCCTTGCTTTTTTGCGTAACCTCTTTTTTAATAAACTCGGTGGCCCCTTTTCCTTGGCGCTTGTCAAAGGCAGCGAGCTTCTCGGTAATAAACGCGCCCAAAGGATCGTCGGAAGTAGCCTCCGCAACTGCTGCTGCTTCAGCCAGAGGAGCGGCAGGAGCGGGAAGAACCTGCGGCGGAGCAGGCCGTGGTGGTTCACCCGGGCGCATCGGAGCAGCAGGGTAACCTGTTGTAGGAATTTGACTCAAAAGCTTCTGCCTACTGGCCTCTTCTTCAGGGCTAAGCGGAGAAGATTGATTCTGATTGTTAAGATAAGATTGAGTTATGCCTGCTGCCAAACCGGCTACAGGGAACATGTTCCTCAGGGCCTGTGCCGCTCTTGGAAAGCGCTCTGCGCCCTGAGCAACAGCGGTGCTGATGCCTTGCGTAAAGGTAGGAGTAGTAAGAGGGCCGAGGCTCGTATACGGAGCAATTCTCGTGCCGGTGCCTTGGGTAATAAGGCCCGCAGGACTTTGCAACAGCGCTTCGCGCCCTTGAACAGACAGATTCATGGGAGGCGTTCCGCCAGTCATCCGCTGCATTGTTGGCTGTGGAGACATAAACATCCGACCCAGCGCCGCGTTAGCTGCAGAGCCGTATTGTCCAAGCTTGTCACCCAAAAACTGAGCACCTCGCACTAAGCCACCAACTGCATAGCCTTCAGGGGCCTCAGCCCCCTGGGAAAAAGGGGGTGCACTCTCCATGCCCGGGGGCATGGGAATACCACCCTGGGGCATGGCCGGAGCAGGCTGAGGAGCGCCCATTTGATCGGGAGAAGGCATCATACCGGGGTCCGGCGGCATTCCCGCACCGGGCGGCATCATCTCTTGGCCCTGGGGCAGCGCGCCAATGCCTTGCTGCTGGGCACCAAACTGCGACTGCAGCATGGCCAGCACCTCTGGGGGCGTTTCCATGGCAGCTTCTTCGCCTACCATGTCGGCCAACTCCTGATACCGTGCATCTACAGAGCGCATGTCTCCACGCAGAGTGTTCATCAGGATTTCTGGATTCTGCGGCGTGCGCGCCATTGGAGGCATTTCCTCCATATCGGCGTTTTCATCCACGTCTTCTTCCATCTCTTCCATGTCAAAGCCCGCCATGATGCCCGTGCCCTGCGCTTTTTTAGACAGGGGCATTGCAAACATAGCCCGCTTGAGGATTTCTTCTTTCATCATTAATCCTTAGAAAATACCTGCTCGAGATCCTGCCGCCGCAGCGCTCAGGCCTGCAATGCCGAGGCCTGCAACTTGTTGGAATGGACTCGGGGCAGGCTTTGACATCTCAATGCTCGACATCTGCGAGGACGGAGCACCCTTATAAATGTCAGAGAGAAAGGCCTGCTGCTGATAGGGCTGCATTCTTTGCTGCAAGATGTTTTGACGATCTGCATCCAACTTGCTCTGCTCTTGGCGTTGCTGTGTTGAACCCAAGTTGTACAGAAAGTTCACATCCTGCTGGCCCTGCGCTTGAGCTTGTTGGCCCAATGCTGCCTGTTGCATGCCAAGGTTACCCTGCTGTGTGCCCAGCGAACCGAGGCCCTGTGCCATCTGCGCGCCCACGCCAAACTGCTGCCCTGCCAGACTGCCAATACCTTGTCCGACATTGGCCAATTGACCAAACGCGCCAATACCCGCTTGCTGCTGCTGCTGTGCCGCTGCCAAGGCTTGGCCATAGCCCCCTTGTAGGGATTGTGCAATGGCTTGATTTTGCGTCTGCATCAAATTGCGATTAAATTCCTGATCAGCAATAGCTTGCCGCGATCCACCAAAAGCCCCCGCCCGTACAGCCTGAGCATTCATGCCCTGACGCTGAATCTGGGCCTGACGATTCATCTCCTGCAGTTGCTGATCCAGCACCAGATTGGCAAAAGGATTCATGTACTGCTGAATCTGCTGCTGCCCAATAGGCCCTGCGTTTTGCATAATGCCTGCAGCCGCAGCATCCGATGCCCTTTGCGCCGCAGCAAACTGAGCGCGGGTATCCGCCCCGCGTAAAGTGTCCGCCGCTTCACCTAAAGTAGCAGAGCCTCCAAGAACACCCTGCTGCGCACCTTGCAAAAAGGGCTGATATGCCCCAATGCCTCGCTGCCCCGCCAGCATGGCATCAGTCTGCGCTTGATTAAAACCCGCAACTTGGAAGTCTGGATTAAGAAATATATTGTTTGCGGCGTTTGCATTGGCAGCATCTACCTGCGCCTTGGCTGAGCGCATCAACGCTATTTTTTGCGCCTCAATCTCCGGGGCTTCCCGGACTGTTTGTTCTTGGTATTCGGTTGCCATAAATTAACCCCGTTCTGAGTTTTTCTCAAGCTGGTGCATCAGCTTGTACATTTTCTTTGCACCCTCACGACGACTGCCTTTGCCCGCGCCGCGGACCGCGCTGGCGGTCATAACGAACTCTCCATCAGAAAGCATGGCAGGGATTGAATCAGACTTCTCGGTCCCCGGACCGCTGATTTGACCAGTGCGACGAGGATACCCGCCCGCGGCCAAACCTGCAATACCGCCTTGGGCCGCATATCGAATCGGGAATTGTGGAGGAGCCAAAGAGGGGTACATGCTCTGGTTGTTGTACGGCTGATAAATACCCCCTGCACGGTTGGTCAGCGAGTTAGGGGGAGGCGTGTACATGGAGGACATGCCCTGAAAGGGGCCGTTTGGTTGTGCCGAGGAGACAAAGGGCATGTTGGAGCTGTTTGCATACCCGGGGGATACGTAAGCAGGAAATGGCGTGCTCTGGCCAGAAACAGGCTCTCCCTGTTCGTTGTACACAACACCGGGCATGTTTTGCAAATAGTTCAGGCGTTCGGTGCCGTCTCGGCGCATGCGTTCGTCAGCAGAAAGCCGGTTTGATTCGGAGACAGGACCTGATTGCACAGGCTTGGCTTTAAATCCGCCAGCTAATGCGGTTGCGCCGAGGCCCAACGCAGTGATTGGGGCATAAGTAGACAGCATTCCCGGCATCGCTGTTTTTAACGCATTCTCATACGTGGTTCTTAGCAATGCAGCGCGGGCTTCGCCTGTAATGCTGGCCGGAATTGTGTTTTGTGCAGCGGCTACCGCGTCGGCTGCAGCTTTTTGGGCCCCTGGAAGTGCCTGTTGTTGAATGCTCGAAGGAGAAATATATTCTTTGTAGAGGTTTTTAGCACCTTGGGTAAGATCCGAGCCGACATTCATAACCTTGCTGGCTGTGGTCTCGTAAGGAGTAAATTCCGCCCCTAAAGAAACAGGGGCCTGAGCGGGGCCCATGGAGCCTACCGCCTCTGGAACAGGCGCTACCTGGGCACCAAATGGTGCGGGCGGTGCGCCATCCACAGACAGGGGTGCCTGTAAGGCGGAGGGCACATTGGAACCTGCCCCTATGCCGGTAGCGTTGCTAAATCTAGCAACTTGACCAGAAAATGCCTCACCGGGGGTTACATTTGAGGCACCAGTCAGCGGAGCTCCACTAATTCCGGCAAATGCGCCAGCAGACAAGCCGGAAAGGGCCCCTGTTTTAAGCGCATCCTTCAGGCTGCCCCCTGCCAATAAAGTAGAGCCTGCGCCGCCAACAAATCCACTTATAGCTGCACCTGCAGCAGTACCTGCCCCTACGCCGAGAAAGCTGGCTGCAGCAGGGCCTAAGAAAAATCCTAAAGCTATTCCGGTCACCAATCGGCCTACGGTGCTGCTGGTAAACTTTTTAACAGCCGAACCTATGCTTTTAAAAGTACTGCTAATCGCGTTGCCCACGCTTTTAAAAGCATTTCCAATGCTCTTAAATACACTTTTTAGAAAAAACTCAGGAAGGCCGGTATAGGGGTTGATTGTTCCGGCCCCTCCTCGGCGCTGAAGCAGCCTAGCCTCTCCCGGAGTAATGTGCGCCAACATGGTGTCGCCATTGCGCCCATAGCTTGCAATCGCTTTGGCAATCGGCTTAAGTTCTGCAATACCGCCTTGCGCAAACGCCTGTACGCCCGTGGATGTGGCCATCATTTGGTCCACCGCTATGTTAAGTGCTGCAAAGAACTCAGGGTCAAACTGCTCTGGTAAAAAGTCCTCGGGAACACCCTCCTTTATAAGCTCTTCACGCAAGCTCCTGTAGTTTGAGGGTTCTGCCAATACGGCATCAACAAGGTCGTTTAGGGCACTAATCACTTCAACGGGAACATTCAACCCTTGGAGCGCTTGCTTAAACTCCGCCACTGCCTGTGGGTCTACCTCAGCAGCACCTTCAAGCATTTGACTGGAAAAATCTTGCGGAGAAACCTGCTGGCGCAATTGTTCAAAGACGGCCATTGGATCTGCTCCGGAAGCGCCCATCTCCTGAGGAGGCATGACCTGAGGCATTGCAGCAGGCATTTGCATTTGTTGGTTTTCCATGGTATTTCCCGTAGTCCGTAGATAAAGTTGATTGTAAAGCGCTACGACGTTTTTATGCGAAGCATTTGACTGGTCGCCTGCACCCCGTCCTGCGTGTCACGATACACGTCCCCTAGCCTAAGATTTGGTAAATCGGCCTCTGTTGGCAACGTATTCAAATTTAAATTCAAGGTCGCAGCCCCTGTGTCCCCAGGAGTGTTAAGCCGAACAAAGAACAAGCGAAGTACATTATTTAGCTGGTCCTGGTAACGCCGGTCATACTCATCCGGGGCCAACGGAAGGCTGGGTGGGGCCGCGCCAAGTTCTGCCATCTACCTTCTCCCGTCTTTGCGGATATCGAGCCGCGTTGCGCCAAGCTGCCATGTAGTTCCTAGCTTCGTGGACCCGCCTTTTAAAATCATCTGTCTTCCCCGTACACGGGTGTTTATTTGGCCAGTAAATTCTTCTGTGATCACAAAGGTAGAGCCTTTAGTCACTGTTCCACTTTGCTGAGACGTGACCCCTGAACCGGAGTTGGTCAAGCCAAACAAAGTGATTTCAAGCTCTGGAGAAGAGTTCGGGGTAGAGCCGTCAAAGGTTAAATCAGGCAACATGCGCCAAACCTCTGCAAAATTGTGACCGTCTTCAATGTCAAACTCCGCTGAAGAAATGTACGCTTCAATCGCGGTGGGCGTGGCGGTTTCATTATTGTCCACGCCGTCTTCGTGATTGACAATGTTTTTTGAGTAAGTGGCCGCAATCGGAAAGCTGAGCAAGCCCGAATCCAGCCACGCTGTGCGGCCAAGCTCACCGTAATACCAGATCCTTTCCTGGTAGTTGTAAATAACATATTTGTCTACTTCAGTGGAGTTGGCAGAGCAATAAAACCACCAAACCTCGTTAAAACCTTCACTGGTCCCTGCAAATATCTGAAGTGACTGATCTACGTTCAGGTCATTAAAAATGTGCCTGCGCAGGTCACAAACAAGAGTCTGTACCCGACCATCGTAGGCATAGAACTTGTCTACCCCCATCCAATAAATGATGCCCGAAGCAAGGGCCACGGCGTTCGGCCCTGCAATAGAAATATTGTCTCCCAGAGACTGCGCCCCCCATACAAACGGAGGACCAAGATACTGCAAAGAGTAAAGCGCTTGATCTGTAAACACAACAATTTCTTGCCGTGTTTGCACTGCCGTAATAATTTCTGAGCCGCTTGACAAGCGCAGACTGCCTGCTTGGTTGGTGACAACAGGGGTCCAGGTAAAGGCGTC